CCGGATGTGTTGTTTTGAGTTGTGTTAGGGTAAGCTGGCGTAACACAAAATGCTAGTGAACATAATAATATAATTAGTGCTCCTGTAAAATAATAGTTCACCCTGCAACTCTCCATTAGTTTACCTTTTCCAAAATCTATCTTTTAACCTTTTAATAGGTCTAAGAATCCATTTTCTTATAAATGCTTTAATCATGTTTCTTCTCCTCAATCTCGTAGAAAAACTTATCAGTGTCTTCTGTCTTCCACTTTCCAGAGTCTTCTACGTTCCATTCTGACGTTTGAACTTTCCAATCAGGAATATTTTCTTTAACTGTAAAAGAAGGTAGATCCCAGATTAGTCTATTGTTTGGCTGTGCCGCATAGTTGCCGTCATCTAACGCAAGTATGTGAGCGCACTTGTGCTCGTGCGGTATTTCCGAATGTTCGGTGTCAAGTATATTACTCTCTGGATGTGCAAAGTCAACGGTAAATAAATATCTACCGTGGTGCCATTTTTTGTCTTTACCTATGTATTTACCAGAAGTTCCTTGTATTATATCCCAAGAACAAACAGCAGGATAATAACTAAAACAATTCCAAAGCTGAAGTTCATCAAGTCTACGTTTCGGAACATCTTCCGGTCTAAATCCTCTCTGAATGAAGGCAGATATCGGGAGACGATAAAAGATAGCGCCGTTCTCCATAATCGCATGGAATAAAAGAGCACTACCTGCAATAGAGCTAAGACCAAAGATAATACAGTCTTCAACTTCTCCATGATGTTTTTTAAGATCATATAAGTATTCCCTCCTTATTTGTGCGTAAGTCGCTGGTATGTTTGAATTTAAATATGCCATAATATCTATCCATTTATTTCTCCCCAATTATTTCCTGATTCGTAATCCACTTTATTGGGGATTTTTAATGTAACAGCTTCTTCCATAATCTCAATAATTTTCTTAGCTTGCTCATCTGACTGTACAGAAATATCTAATTCATCATGTATTTGTATGTGTGGTACAATGCCCTCTCCATATAAATTTAACATAGCTTGCTTAGTCATATCTGCAGCAGACCCTTGTATTAATTTATTTAAAGCTTTGTAAGTAAATGCTCTTCTTATGTTTGCTTTTGTAGCTTTAGGATATTTTTTGTAATAAGCCGCCTCTGCTTCTGCTTTGCTCATAGGTGCAGTAAATTTACCATTATTCCATTCTGCTATTTCCCATTTATCAAACCTACACTTTCTACCACCAAACGTTTTTATATATCCAAACGCAGACCCATCTCTTGATATCGAGTCCATTAAATCTTTTACAAATGGAACACTGTCATGATATTTATTAAATAATTTTTCAGCTTCTTCTTTTGTAGATAAACCTAACTCTGCCTGTAGTTTTGCTTTACCCATACCATAGAATAATCCTAAGTTAATTGTTTTCGCCTGTGTTCTAGATATGTTAGCCATATCAGCAACAGTTTGGTGAAAGTCTACTTCATTATTTTCAAATCTTTCTACTATTTCTGTAACCTCTTCATCGCCTTTAAATTTTGTGGCCGCATAATGCACAACTAATCTTGGTTCTTGTTGGCTGTAGTCAAAGCATCCCCACTTGTGGTCATTCTCAGGTATAAACAAAGATCGTATCATTGGCCCTAGTTGCTTGTTTCTAGCTGGAATTTGTTGAAGGTTTGGATTCGAGTATGAGAATCTACCAGTAACTGTACCACCACTATCTCCTCTAATAGGGTTGATATCTGCATGTATTCTACCTTTATATTGATATTTAATAATAGTATCTATAAATGTAGTATGTGCCTTGTTTATCTCTCTAGCTTTTGCTATTCTTTGTACTATAGGATTTGAATGTTCTTGTAAAAAATTTTTAGTAAAGGAAGGTGCTTTTGTTTTCGCGGTTCTTTCGTAAGGTAATTTTAATTTGTCAAAAACTTTGGCTATGCTTCTTGCTGCCCATATTTGAGGCTCTAGGCCTGTTTCTTTTTTTATTTCTAGGAGTAACTTCTCTTCTTCTGATGCTAATTGTTGCTTCAATTTATGAGCTGCTTCAACGTCTACGCGTACTCCCTTAAATTTCATATCAATCAAACAAGGAAATAATTGTGTTTCAAGATTAAATACTTTTGTAAGATCCTGTGCTTTTATTTCTGTAGATAACTTTTTAAATAAAGATAAAGTTAACTCTGCATCTTTTTCAGCATACTTCCCAACATACATTGCAGGTAGTTTCCACATTTCAGATTTTGCATCTATGCCTGCTTTATCAGCTGCTGCCCTTAAAGCTGTTTCATCTTTTACTTGACCTAAATAGTCTATAGATAAACTGTTGAGTGAATACCACAATCTATTCTCATCTACTAATGATGCCATAACCATGGTGTCTACTATATGGCCATTTATTTTTACACCATACGATCTTAACCAGCATACATCGTACATAGCGTTGTGAAATAATTTTACATTAGGTAAAGCACAAATTTCTTTCACCCATCTCATTACCATTGCTTCATCAAAAAAATTTCCCTCTTTATGTCCGAAAGAATAATAACCAGACCAATCTTCAACAGCCACAGCAACTCCCACAATATCCCCGTCATTTATTAATGCACCAGATCCTCTTGATTTTAAATTAGGATCTCTTGTTTCTAAGTCAATTGCTATATATTTATAATTTTTAAGATCAGGAAAAGACTCAGGACTAATCCACTCCGTTTGTGCTTCAAACATCATTTTTGATTTACCTTTGGTTCATAGATATGTTTTTCTTCTATAATTTTATTTAATTTTTCTTTGTTACTAAAAGCATACAAAGCTGCCTCATAATCGTGTGGAAAAATTTCCCAATCAACTAAAGATGGATAAATCTCTATTTTAAATTTATGTTTACCCACTTTAATTTGTTTTGTTATTGGTTTATTTCTCACCATAATCTCTTTCTAGTATCATCTCCAAATAGTGTATTGCCTTCTGTATATCGTCTGCCTTACCCTTACTTTGATGCCTACAAATATACTTTATAGCATTACCCTCTGCAAACAAAAGTTTATTTTCATTAATAAATTCTGCTGGCTGAATCTTCATCGATTGATAATGTTTTCCGCCTACCTGTTTTTCTAAAGAATCGTATGTGACTCCTTTGAATATATCTTTATTTGTCATACTATTGGTTCTCCTATTGTGTAATGATACTCTGATGATGGTTGCATTATAAATAATTTTTCTTTTGCTCTTGTTGTTCCTACATAAAACAATCTGTGTTCAGGATCTGGGTCTTCGTAAGCTGCCCTATAAATAAATTCATCCTGTCCCTCCACACCATAGTCAGTAAACAAACAAACATTTTCGCACTCTCTTCCTTTTGCCCCATGTAATGTTGATAATTGTATTTTTGGTTTAGTCATTAGATCATCACCTCTTTCTAAAAGTGTTTGCATATACTCCTTTGTTTCCTCTGGAAAATGTAATTGTTTCCAGTCGCCCTCTATTAGTAAACCGTGATCAGATTTTAATTTTTGTAAATCGACGCTCGTTTCTCGCTGCACGCTTTTACCACTAGAGTAGCCTCTAGCCACATGACCTTTTTTAGCCACTAGATACCCGTAAACTTTTTCTGCTTCTTCTGCAGAGACAACAGCGCCTTGATTTAATCTTGTCCATATTTGATACACCTCTAATATATCATTAGGTAAATGTTTATTTGTTTTACCAGTAAATCTAATACCCAATGAATAAAAGTGTTCTGATATATTATTAAGTAATTTATTTGTTCTAGCTAATATCATCCAGTGCCCTTGTGAAAAATCAAGTTCATCTAAAATCATATTTTGATGAACCTCACCCTCGGCATCTCTGGGCACCCAATTTTTTTTAATTCTTATGCTAAGTCTATCTAATATTTTTACAGCCTCTCTATGCACAGCTTGAGGAACCCTTCTTGATATTTCTTGATCATCTCTATCCCCCTCTTGCAACATAAAACAATTTGGATCTGCACCTTGAAACCCATATATAGTTTGATCATCATCACCTGCCATGTACCCTCGTTCACAATTAAATTTTATATAATCAAAACATTTCCATTGATGTGGACTTAAGTCTTGGGCTTCATCGAGGAAGATGACATCGAGTGGAGGACATCGTTCTTCCTCGACAAACTTGTCAATCATATCATAGAACTCGATCATATTTGACCCTTCTTTGAATGATTTTAAATCTGTCTCTAGTTGTATTGTAGTATCTACATCTATGTCATGATGCTTTCGTAATTCAACAGCAGCACTTTCTATAGGTATTAATTTAGATCTAGCGTATTGTATTATTTGTAGATGAGTGTTTTGATATTTAGGGTTTCCAGCAGAATCAACAGTTGTTTCAAAAGATATGTTAAACCACTCTGGATATTCTTGCTTAAAACGATTCCATTTTTTACCCTTAAGTAATCTAATATTTGTATCAATACCACATTCTGATTTACCCATAGCATGCATAGTGGATATATATTTTAACTTTTTATCTGGAAACAACTCTGTGATTCTTTCTTCTGCTTCTTCAGCTGCAGCTTTACTAAACGTAATATAAACTATTTTTTCTGGGTTAGTATTATATTCATTTAGTTCCTTTTTTAAATAATAGTTTATTAACCTATGTGTTTTACCAGTTCCTGGTGGTCCCATTATTTTTTTAATTATAGCCATGGTGATTTCTCCGTTTTAGTAACTCTTGGATTTGGACGTTCTAATTTTATCGTAGGCATCTTCAATAGTCTTACAGACTTTGTACCCACTTTAGGGGTATCTTCTTTTGCCTCAAATAAAGATTGCAGTAGTCTCATTGTCTTTTGTTTAGGATAAGTTCTTTCTGCCCAAGCTTTTGTTTTTAATAAAAACTTCCAAAAATCTTTAAATTTAAAATATGTAAAACCATCTGTATCTGTAAATGCGATACCTCTCATTACATCTTTTAATTCTTTTCCTGGTGTTTTGTTGATATAGTCTGCTAATATTTCTTTTAGTTGTACATCTAATTTAGAAGACTCTGGTGCAGGTATTGTTTCTAAATTTGCAAATAATTTTATTAATAATCTACGCCATACATGTTTTGCTACAGGCATCATTGGTTTACCTATTTGGTTCATACAAGCTAATGAAAATTTTTCAGGATCATGCAAAGTTGCATCATCCACTTCCACACTTTCACCGTCTATAGATGCGAAATATATTGGTGGGTCAGAGTCATACTTTCTAATCTCTGCAATCTCTGGTGCGGGTGTATTATCTCCAACACCAAACTTTTGCAGTGAGCATTTTTTTGAATCACAAAAACTGTGTATTGGTTCGTCTTTACATTTGTAATTATAATCTTTGCTATCTAAAGAACCTATCAAAGTATTTATTTCTGTGGCGTCTAGTGGAGGTTTCATAAATTGTTTATTGTATGTAAACATATGACTTTGCCACTCCTCTTTATCAGGATATCTTTTTTTTAAATAAACACCTACGTTGTACATACAGTTATTTCTTTGACCATCAGGAACACCATCACTTAAAAGTGTAACTAAACATGGAGGCATGCCTTTAAAATGTTCTTTTTCTTCTTCTTTATTTTCTATCTTAAGTTCATTTAACTCTTCTATTGTTAAAGATATTTTTTCGTGCAACTCAAAAAATTGTTGAAGTGTTAAAACATTGCCATCTAAACCATATGCATATCTAACTGTTCTTTCATTTGCGTGATAAGGTAGATTTAAAAAACTTCCTGTGTCTCCTCTATCTGTTCTTATGTAATCTTGTTTAGGAAATATTTCTACACCCGCAAAACCTAAAGCAGAAGCAATAAGTTTTAGTTTTACTCTCATAACTGTTGCGGGAACAAAATCTTTTGTAAATAAAAAAGCATGTGCTCCACCTGATTTAGATCTACAAACAATTATAGGAATATTTTTCTGTTTTAATTTTTGTATAAATTTTTTATGATCAAAAGGATATGTATCTATATCTATACATCCCCACTTACATTTATTTTCTTTGTTAATAGGAACAATACCTAAAGCAGGATCCTTACCCTCTAAGTGTTCTCGCCATAATTTTTTTGTTACTGGGTTAGATATAGTAAAAGATTTAGTTTTATGTTTACCTTTTTCACTAAACTGATCTGTCTTTACAGTTTGACCATAGGCACTAGTTAAGCCTTCAAATATTTTTATAAATTTATCTAATTCTACCATTTCCACTCTTTGACATAGGCGGCATTAGTCTCCCTTTGCCGCCTACTATTCACACTATTGGCTAGCTAAACTAGTGTAAAATTTCTTAGCACGTTCGTATAAAGCAGGGTCTGTTATAGGCCCTTCTTTTACAACGTTGTAACCATACCACTGATTACCTTTACCTGAATTTAACACTGTAGTTAGTTTGTAAGAGTGGCTAAATGATGGTGGTGTATAAGGACCATTTTTTCCATCAAGAGAAATGGACATCATCATTGAGTTCCATTTTCTACTTATTTTACCTTGAGATGAACTCATGGATATTAAAGCTTGTTCAGCTCCTCCATCATCTCCGATGACCAACACATAATGTTGACCAACAGTTAAAATGTAATTACCATTCTCTAACCTATCTTTACCTCCGCCATCTTTGGTGGTTGAGGATAGAATATCTGAACCATCTGGAAAAATATTTTCTGGTCTACCAGAACCTGTTCCAAAGTCGGCCCATTCTTGATACTCTAATTTATAATGGCAAGGAATAACTGATACTCCTTTTGCTCCATCATACAATTTTTTAGTAACTGTATTTAAAAGCATACCAGGTTCTGCATCTTCAACATAATTTTGATTACGTCTCTGTGCCTCTCCTGAGCCATTTTGTAAAAGTTTTAAGATGGGTAAAGCCAAACTAGTTGTCTTTACGTTCTCAAAACCTGCTGCAGTATCGTCCTCAAACAAAATTGTAGAGGGCAACTCTGCCTCTTTTTTTATAGCCACTTGTTTCTCGTCGCTCATTTCTATCTCCTTGTGATTTTTGTACTGTTACCTGCGTAAGTTTTAAATAAGTCAGAGGGCATCTCACGTCCAGCTTCAAGACGCTCCCTGACTACTGCTTTAAGTGTCTGAGCATGAACCCCTATCTTCTGGACTGGTTCATATCCCTGACCTTTTGCAAGGTTTGCGTATTCGCTCGCCTTGTTATCTTCGCCCCGACCAAAGGTAACGGTGACATCATTTTTAATAATGTCACCTAAGTCGTTGTTTCGAAGCCATTCAAAAGCTTTATCCTGAACTTCAGGTAAAATAGCAGCACTGTAAAATTTTTTTATTTCTACAGATTCTCCATCTTTAAGCTTTAATTTTGTTATATGCATCTTCTCCATCATCTCAGGTATTTCAAACTGAGACAATATTTTTGCTTGCTCTTTTAATTTAGATACACTTTTTTCTGCGTTTGCAATCTCGTCTTCTAAATTTTTTAATTCTATAACCTTACTAGACAAACTTTCAGCAGCGTCTGCTTGAGTTACAGATTGTACTCTATCTTGTTCATAGTCTATTTGACTCATCGATTTCACCTCTTTCATGTATGTTAAACTCAGTAGGGTAATACATTTTTTCTTGCCTGTCCCAAGTTAACGTTGTGTACTTTCCATTGTTAATATCACACGCAACAGCAATTGCCAAACCAATAACTTTTGGATCACCAGATAAAAGTAAAAAATCTTTATCAGAAAAATTTTTTAACAATCTTCTTAGTTGATAAGTTATAGGTCCAGGACTCCGAACAATCTGTGTGTCTTCCCTAAGAAGAACTTTTATTTTACCATATTTTTGTGCACCAATAATATTATATTTAGGACGACCTATTTTTGTCCCTGGCACTTCTTGTAGTAAATAAACAATTGGTTCGCTGTCTAGCGTATTTTCTTTCATGCTTGACAATATAAGGTTGGGATGATAGTTTGTCAAATAGAAAGTTCACGAGAAAGGCCTAGTAGGTAGAATTTCATCAACTTTACCCGGAACTTTCAACGGGATTAGGAAAGATTGATTATCACCCTAGGACGTATCTCTCTGAAGTTGTGGAGTATCCCTCTTCTAATACGTCCTTCAGTCCCTTTAGAAAGAATTATATGAATTATAAATTTAAAACAAAACCGTATGCGCATCAATTAACTGCGTTAGAAAAATCTTGGGAAAAACAAGTTTACGCGTATTTTATGGAAATGGGTACGGGTAAATCGAAGGTATTAATTGACAATATATCAATGCTTTACGACAAAGGTAAGATAAATGCTGCTCTAATTATAGCTCCAAAAGGTGTTTATCAAAACTGGCATGACTCTGAAATACCCACACATTTGGTAGATCACATAGATAAAAAAATGGTGTTATGGCAGGCGACAATTACTAAAACACAAGAAAAAAAACTAGAGTCTTTATTTCAAGTAGGAGAAGAGTTACATATTTTAATAATGAACGTAGAAGCTTTTTCTACTAAAAAAGGAATGGCTTTTGCTAGTAAATTTTTAAACTGTCATAACACACTTATGGCAATAGATGAGTCTACAACTATAAAAAACCCCGCAGCAAAAAGAACAAAAAATATTTTAGCCTTGTCAAAAAATTCTAAATATAGAAGAATACTTACAGGATCACCAGTTACAAAATCACCATTAGATTTATACACACAATGTAAATTTTTAGACTCTTGGTTATTAGGACACTCTTCTTATTATACTTTTAGAACTAGATATGCTGTGATGCGAAACGCTAATTTTAATGGTAGGACAGTTCAAATTGTTGTTGGATATAGAAATCTAAGTGAGTTGTCTACAAAACTAGAACCTTTTTCTTATCGTGTATTAAAAGATGATTGTTTAGATTTACCTAAAAAAACTTTTATGAAACGTATAATTCAACTAAGTTCAGATCAATCAAAATTATACACACAAATGAAAGAAAAAGCTCTTGCCGTATTAAATGGTAAAATGGTTAGTACAACAACGGTAATGACTCAACTTATGAGACTACAACAAATAACATGTGGACACTTTACTGCTGACGATGGATCTACTCAAGAGATACCTAATAATCGTATAGATGAACTAATGAGTGTGTTAGATGAGATAGAAGGTAAAGTTGTTATATGGGGCCATTGGCAAAAAGATATGACGCAGATTATAAAAGCGATTACTAAAGAATATGGTGAAAAATCGTTTGTGGATTATTATGGTCTAACCCCTAAAGAACAGAGACAAGATAATATAAATAAATTTCAAAATAATCCTGAGTGCAGATTTTTTATTGGTACTCCAGCAACAGGTGGTTATGGTATTACACTCACAGCAGCTAGCACCATGGTATATTTTTCTAATGGATATGACTTAGAAAAAAGAACACAATCACAAGCTAGGATAGATCGTATTGGTCAAATGTATCCCATGACGTATATTGACATAATATGTAAAGATACTGTTGACGAAAGAATAGTAAAAGCTCTACGAGCAAAAATAAATATTGCAAGTCAAGTTATGGGAGAAGAGTTAAAAGAATGGATCTAGAGAACTTTATCTATTAAACTAATTATAACAAAAGCAGCTGTACCAATCAGTAGTCTTTCTATTCTAACGATCTGTAATTTTAATTCTTTAATTTGTTCAAAAGTTTGTCTCTGCATTATTCTGCAAAGTTTTTCGTGGTCCTCTATTTTTTGTAATGCTGATTTTCTAGCCATGTTTACCTACCCAGTAACAGATTGGCTCTAATACTTTTCTATACACTCTACCTAGTAAATGCACCTTGCCTCTTGATTCCTGTCGAATGTCAATAGTTCTGTGCACAGCTATGTGTTCTAATACTTTTTTAAGAATAATATTTTTCTTGGATAGTCTTACAAGTGGTAAGAATATTTTGTGATATCCTTTTTGATATTCTGGCGCTAAATCTTTTGAGTGTCTTAACCAAATCTTATTTCTAAAAGATCCAAAACCGTAAGACTCGTTCATCATGGTGCAGACGATCTT